AGCGCACCTTTTGTGAACGTGCCTGCTGCCCATGCGGGCGCCAGTGCTCGCAGGAGGGTGTTGGCGACCTCTGCGCCATGAGTGCCCGTGTAAGCAGTGGCTAGCTCAGTGGTTTCACACAACCTGAGCCAGTCACCTGCCAGCTTGGTGCTGTCATCAGCATCGAGATAGGTCACCACACCAGCGTCAGTCACCAAGCAGCGCCGCATCCGCGCCTGCACGCTGATGTCACGGTCGGCTACTGGGATGCGAATGTAGCTGTCATCATTAGCGTTCCAGGCAAAGGGATCTGGCATCACCGCTTTCCATGACTTCGCGGAAACAAACGGATCGCCTGTAGTCCCAGAACCAGTGGTTACAACAGTTCTGACGTAATCCTTAAAGCCAGCAGCTGTGCCGTCAGGTGGCTCTGGGTACAACGTTTCTTCCGCCCATGATTTGGATTGAGTTAATCCACCCGAGCCATCAGCTGCAGTCGTGACCTGACGGACGTATTTTTTGCTTCCTGCAGCAGAGCCATCAGGCGCGTCAGCAGCTTTTTTGTCTAGTTCGGCCTTCAGGCCAGCAGGATGCACAGCTCGGGTGGCGTCCGTGCCAGCAGTAGTTTCGGCCGCAGTCGCCAGCTCAACAATGCCAGCAGCAGTCTCGGTTGCAGGTGTGCCGCCAATCGCGCCCTTGCCTGCAATCTTCACGATGTTGCCGGCGCTGTCCTTGATATACGCCGCAGGTGACTGGTCGTTGATGTTCAACGCCAATTCGCCGGTGCTCAGATCCGCTGCAACAGGCGCCTTGTCCTTCACGGCGCTGTGCTTTAGCTGCACTTTCAAAGACATGGTGATCCCCTAGGAACTCAGGTGAGTGCGCATACCGCGCTCATTGCATCCTAGGGATACCTATCAATACGTCCCGCAGTCGAGCACATCAGTGTTCACCCACTGCCCAGTTGCGTTGTAGACCAGCACCTGACCGACCCCAGGCGAAGTCAAAGTCACGTCCAGCAGGTCGTTCAGCCGTGCAACACCGCCACCACCGCCACCACTGCCGCTGCTCAGTGTGTCGATCCGCTGCCACCCCGCGGTGTGACCGCTGCACAGCACCCAATCGCCGGGGTCGTAGGTGATGCCCGTCGTAACGCCGATGCCGTTGCCCGCGGTCTCCACCACGAAGTACACGCCGGTGTCAGCATCAGATGCCGCACGCAACGCATCACCGATCTTGTATGACGCCGCCGTGCCGAAGCTGGTCACACCTGTGATCAGACCCGTCGCGGCATCAATCAGACCGCAATAGCGCAGGTTCTCCTGCGATAGGCGCCCTATGGAGATCGGCATCCACGAGTTGCCGTTCCACATATGCAGACCGGCCGTCGACTCCTGATACCAGAGTTCACCGATCGGGACACCAGTCAGCGACGGAGTTGCCTCTTGGATATAGGCGATTGCGTAATCCGCCAGCTTGCTGCGGGTGATGCTCTTATCTCCCAGCACCGCTGGCGCGATTGTGCCGCTGGTAATCTTGCTGGCCGGCAGGTCGGGGATATCGGCATCCGCCAAACCGCCGGAACTTTTGACGTGGCCCTGCGCGTCATAGGTGATTTTGATGCCGGTGCCGGCAGCGATCTGATTCGTGTGAATCAACGCACCCGAGGGCTGGACCGTGAACTCGGTGCCACCAGCAACCGCACCAGGTCCACCTGTTGTCGCAAGCGGGAGATCACCTGATGCAATCAACCGGCCGCTGGTTACCTGGCCGTGCGTGTCGTAAGTAACGAGGAACGGGGTGCCGCTTGCCGCCACCGTGTTGGTCAGCGACAGTGCGCCACCCGCAACAGTCAAGCCACCGCCTGCTGGAACAGTGACACCGCCAAGGTCAACATTGGTCGCTTCGGGCAGATCAGCCGAGGTGATGCCACGCAGCGTGACGGCACCCGCTGTCGCGGCAGGACCAGCCAGAAACTGCGCTTTTGCTGTTGTGTCGCTGATGCGCGCCACCACGGTCGCCGCACCACTTACCACCGTGGCGTCAGTTACAACTGGCCCCGTCGTGCCACCAGTCACCGTGTTGACCGTGGCGGTGGTGTTGAACGGCGCCCATGCAGCGCCATTCCAAATCACCGCTTTGCCAGTAGTGGCATTCAGCGCTAGCTGGCCAATGAACGCACCAGCGCCTGGAAAGGATGCACCTACAACGCCGCTGCTGTTGTCCGCCAGCTTTGCCTGCGTTACCGCATCGTCCTTCAGCTCAGCCGTGCCAATGCTGTTGGCTGGAATCGCGAGCGTTACCTTGTCCCCAGGAATACTTCCAGGGTCGATCAACGCCACGCCGGCCTGCACCAGATCCTTAGCGGTAATCTTCTTGGTCTCGCTTGCGCTGAGATCCGCTACCGCCAGAACGTCTGCCCCCTGGAGCAACGCTCCAGTCAGAGGTGGCAGCTGGCTAATGCGTAAATCCACAGCGGTCTAAGGCGCCCGATAGATCGAGTCTAAAGAGGCTCTTCCAGCAAAATTGCTTCGTCTACAGAGCCCTCAAGCAGCAAGCGATCGGTGTCTTCCTGCAGCAAGAACTGATCGGCGTAGCCGGTGTGTAGCGCAATCGGACCAGTCGTCACAAACTCCACCCTGCTGGTAAGAGGCTCGCCTGGCGCAAAGGACAGCCCCACATTGGTCACAGTGCATTCCGCCTCATACCAAACTGAGGGCGTGCCCTGGTACACAAAAAACTGACCAGAGAACGAGGCCCCCTGCTTCAGTCGCAGCAGAAGTTGACAGAGGTAGTGGGGTTCTTCGATGCCCTTACCCTCTTGCATGGGGTCGCACATCGCTTGTTTGTAATCCCAGAGGCACGTCAGCGAGCCCTGCCCAGACACCAGCCCTCGCGTGTACAGACGCACAAATTCCTCACCCAAGCTGGTGGTGTCTACTGTGTTTCGGTTGGTGGTCAGCTCCCACGAGCGCATCTGCGCAAGACACCGCCAACGGTCGTTACGTGTCCTAACGCTGATTGGGATCGCACGGCTCGGCGCAACCAGCGGCAAAGCCGCGTCAAACGTTCCGTTGATCGAATCCGCGTAGTTGTCGTAAAGGCGCACCCCACCCGCGTCGTCAATATGCACAAACCAGCGCCCGTCTGGATAGACGTGGCCATCGACCAGTTCAAGCGTCGAACCGTCTTCGGTGTAGATCTCGATCTCGTCACCGGTGATCAGCGCGTTCGGATCGAAGTCAAAGCTGAAGCGGCGCCGACCAGGATTCACATCGTCGGAGTCCAGCAAGCTGGCCAGGATGTCGCCCTGCGTGGCAGAGCGCTTCAACATCACAGTCCCCTCATTGCCCAGATAAACGCTCATAGCGCCACACCCGTGAGCGCACCGTTGAACTGGAACGCCACATCAGCCGACAACACCTCACCCACAGCGCAAGCCATCGCAACGCTGGTCAAGTAAGCAGGGCCCTCAACAAACTTGCCCGCTGTTGTGCCATCAGCGATCTTCAGGCGCAACGTCACCTGCTGCGCTTCAGGTGCAATGCCTCCGCTACCGGCCTGCAACAGCTTGCGGATCAGCACGCTGCAGCTGTTCTTGCTGGTATCGAACGGATCGTCTGCGTAATAGAACAGCTGACACGAACCCGTCGTCGTCCTAACCCCTGGCACCACTGTGGTGTCGGTGTCCTCAAGCGAGGTAGTGTCGAGCAGCCCCAGCGATGAGGTGAACGACCAGCTGCGTACCTTCGCAGCTTTCACCCCGTCAATCAGCAGCTCCCCGTTGCTTCCGCTGTAAAACATCAGATCACGCCTCGTAAGGTCACGGAAACGGTGGAAACACCTGGCCGCACTGAGTTCAGGCTAGGCGGACCGTCATACCGCCAATCTGTTCCAGCAGGTGGCAGAAGCGGCTCCGCAGCACCGTGCCAGCCGGCCAACACGCGATTCCATAGAGAGCCGGTGAAGGCAAAGGTTTGATAGGTGCCCCTTACTTCGTTGAAGTGCTTCAGAAATTGCTGCGCATCCGTGTCTGGGATGTTGCTGTACTCCAACTGCAGCGTCATGCCGGTGCGGGTGTTGCCATATAGCAAGCGCACCTCGGCGCCGTTCTGCGCTCGGTAGGTCTTGACCGGCCAGTTGCCTGGGTCAAAGCTCCGCGCGGATGGGACAAGTGCAGGGAAGGGCATTAGTAGTCTTCGATGAAGTGATCGCTGAGAACGTCGAGCGCAACCTGGCTCACCAAGTCTGCTGTCACCGGAAACTCGGCTGCAGCAATCTCAACCAGCCCGTCCTCGTCAATCGTCAGCTGCTCTACCTGATAAACCGTGGCGCTCTGTCCTGCGTATTTCAACGTGAACAGCGTGTCGCGCAGGTAGCTTTCAACCGCCTTGCCGCCCGAGATCGTCATCATTCCCTCGGGCGTGTTGTCGGTCGCGCGGTCAAACCAGTAGATCGGATAAGCACCATCAGGCAATGGGACTGTGGCGACGACCCTGCCATCCGCCTCGATTACGCCGTTGTTTGCCGCTTGATACGGACTGGACTGCGTGATCACACGGATGAAATCACCAGGCGCAAGGCTCAGGCCATGCGGGCTGGTCTTAAAGGTGACGGTGTGCGTGACGTGCCGCCGCAACGACAGGAAGAATTTGGCGACGATCAGCGCGTGCTCGCGGCTGCAGCAGAACGCCGTCATGTCAAAGCTTTCCATCGGGTAGGTCTCGCTGCCCGCTTCTGCCCACCGCACCGTCAAGGTCTGCTCCTCAGGCAGCTGGTTCTTGCGCTCATCGCGCCAGCGCATCGCAGCGATGAAATCACGGCGCTGGTCCGCCTCTAGGTATTCCACCGTGAAGGTATCCTCGATGATGTTGCCGCCCGTGAACAGCGCTGAGATCGGCACCGGCCCACGGCTGATGTTGCCGCTCCCATCTACGGGGAACGCCGGCTGCAACGCAAACTTGCCGTTGGCAATCACGAAGTTCAGCAGGAAGTACGGCGCTTGCTCGCTGATGTAGCTGCGCAGGTTCTGCGGTTCTGCAATGGCCCCGTTAAAGAACAGCTGGTTGGTGCGCAGGAACTGGCACGCCTCGCTAAATGAATCCAGATCAATCAGCTCATCCTTGAACACCTTGCCGATTCCGGCGGTGGTGTCGGTCAGCAGAAAATGAACCAGATCAGGGAACAGGTTGCTCGGTCCTGCGCTGCCGCGTTCTGCTGGGTGGAAGCGCGTTACCTCAAGACCAGTGCCAAGCCACATCCGCACCTGATCGAGCGATTGGAAGTTCCGACTAGCCCGCAGCGCTAAGCCGCAGGTGGTCAGACGGTCGTATTGCGGCGCCCCGGCGTTGTTGGCGATCGTCTCGTTCACATAGACGATCTCATGCTCAGGACCGCTTTCGCAGGATGTCGTGCGCTCTTGGTAGTTGCTGATATCAGTGATCTGGCCGTTCTCCTCGAACACCCGATCGCTCTTCATGCCAAGCCCTTCCAGCTCGGTCGTCAACGCACCCACCTGGAGATAAACGCCAACCTGCTTGCCGGTGCCGAAGAACGGGTTGGCGTTGGTCACTTTGACGGTATGAAGGGCAACCGCTCCGACGTTCCAGTTGCCCACGCTTGAACCAGGTACAACTTCGGGCGGGTTTGTGTTCCACGCTTTCCGTAGCCCCCAAAACCGTTGCCATTCCGGTGGTGCTTCAATGAC